TGGTGGTGGCTTATGGTTTGAGGATGGTAAGCTAACTGATTATGACGGGGTATTTTCCCTGCCTGGTGAGGTGGCTGACGAGTTAGAGGTAAGGGGCGTTGATGTCTCTTACTTACACAATGGAGAGTAGTATGAGAAGAGTAACAGTACCTATATCAGAGGGTGACCTAGATTTCTTTAAGGAAACTATTCTGATTGCTGGTCTTAATGTAGTATGGGTCTTCCCTGACAAAGACGGTGTCGATGTTGAGGTAGAGTTTATTAGTGAAGAAGAAGAAGGAGATCGTAATGCTTAAAGCAAATGGTTTGTTCGCCACGAAGAACAGTATAGAGGAAGCATTTCAGTATGCTGATGATATCATTGGTACACTGAGAGAAGAGGATCGCGTAACAGCTTACACAGCTATGTACGTGTTATATAATAGCGTTGTAAAAGAGGCTAACAAAGGAGTAACAGATGAGTAAACCTAACTACCTAGAGATAGGAGAAGCTTACGATAAGCTATTATTAGACTTCGTTAAGGTATCAAGAGAGAACGCTGAACTTAAGCGAGTTAGAATAAGTGAGTCAGAGATTATGGAGGAGATTAGCGGTCTCTTTCTGACATCGAGTCTTCCTACTGACCACACAGAGTGGAGTGATAAGCATTTAGATATGTGGATAGACAGTCACGTCATTGAGATGTATGAGGACTATCTGCCTGATACTATCTATGAGCTTATACTTGAGCATACTGAAGTGATATCCAAGATGATGGGTGTTACTAGGAGTCGTCAAGATGTTTGAGATACTAGTAGGGGTGATGATACTGTTTGTCGCTTGGTTGTTGTATTTAATAGGAGAAGATAGTGAATAAGAATGAAGTAATAGATGGGGCATATGAAGTAAGAGATTTAATCTTTAAGCTGGAGAGCGACCAGACTACTGATGATGCGTTTAGAATAACAGAAGATAAATTGTTAGAGAGGATTGATGCTGTTATAGACTTTTTAGAGGAGTATTAATATGTTAGTAGAAAGATTAATGGATGGTGCTGTGTTAGTGTCTGATATAATTGATGGGCACCTAGTTACAAAGAAGTATTATCTTGGGGGTACTATTGCGGATAATGCTAGGAAGGCATATGTTTTATTTTTAGAGGAGTATAAAGATGGCAACACAAAAGACGTTTGAGTTAAGTGATGGTAGTTTCTGGACAGCAGGTGGTATAGCTAGAGAGACAGGGTTATCTATTAGTACGATAAGAAATAGGTTATACAGGACTGATGATGTCACTATGATATTTGCTTCTGCTAGTAAGGGTGGTACAGGTCGTAAGGAATATAAACTGTCTGATGGTAGTACATGGACTGTGCCTCAACTAGTAGAGAAGTTAGGTATTACTGAGTCCTGTGCTGGTGCTAGATTAGCTAGGTCTAGAGACGTTAAGGTTATCTTCGCGCCTAAGGTTAAGATAAACTACGGTGATGAGGTTAAGATGAGAGAGAGTATAAGGGGTCGTATGTGTTATGGTGACAGAGAACACTGGCTATTATTTAATAGGATAGGAGTAGTATCATGAGTAAAGAGAGATGGTTAGAACACAGGCAATTAATGTTAGAAAGAGTCTTCGATGAAGGCAAATGGTGTGTCGGTTGCGTGTATAATGAGGTAACTAAAGACCCATTTTCTACTGGAGATTCACCTGATATAAGGGAATGTCTAGGGGAAGACCCTGAGTTATGCTTAGGTGTCGAGGAAGAATGGATCGATGGGATGTTTGAATAACTAAACAGAGGAGTAACATATGCAACACGATGCAGAGGCTATCGCAGCCATACGTATAAAGGTAAACACTTGGCTTAACAATAATCTCAGTGAGATGGTTGAGCTTAAGAGTGAATTCGTTGATGAACTAAAAAACGACCCCGACTTCGGTTATAACCGTGAGCAGTTTAGGTGTTGGGTATGGGACACTCTTTTAGATAAACAAGAGAGTTAAATGAGATGCAGTAAGAGAAACTCTTGAGGAGAGTGCTTCTTTGGGGGAAGGAATCCTCTTACTGCAAGTGACTATTATATCTTAACTGAGGAGTTAGATGTGGCTACTTACAAAGAAAAAGTATATACGCTAAAGAATGGTGAGACAACTACCGTTAAAGAGATAAGAGCTATGACAGGTATAGGGCCTAAGGCTGTATATACTAGGATACATAAGGGTAGGTCGCGTGAACACGCGTTCAGACCAGTAAGAGGTTGTGGTACGCCCTTCGAGGGTAAGAACAATAGCTTTGACGATACCTATAGGGATATGCCTGAGGAATTGTTTAAATTAATGTTTGGGGCTTGGGATAAGTCGTTATAATATGGTGTCATTTGGGAGATATAGTGCGTAAGATATTGATTGTTAAGGCTATTAAGGATATAAACAGACTGGATGTTGTTTGTCCTAGTGTCAAGTCAGCTCTTGTAACACTGTATCTATTGTTAGACATGGGATTAACACATGTTAGTATAGAAGAGGAGTAAGTTGTGGCGACTGGAATAAAAGAGCTCAGCAGTATAGTTGAGCAGAAAGTAAAGGATGCTAACAATAACCGTAGCGAGGCTGTTAGGTTCTTCAGGAACAATGGTTGTATCAACAACGACTTCAGAGTAGAGGAACTATTCAATGAGATATTAGGTTATCTTACTGATAGGTTCTCTCGTTCTGAAGGGCGTATCAAGCTCACTGCTACTTCGGTAGCAATCGGTAACATAGCTGAGCAAGTAATATCTAATAAGAAAGAGTTGTATACACCTCAGCTGATAAGGCTAGGTGACTTTGTATTAGAGGCTTTAGTAACACTTGACTTCGTAGTACTAGAAAGAGAGTGCTACAGGTCATTAGAAGAAGTAATAGCTAGGTGGCGTAATGATGATGGTACTATGGAGAAATCCCAGTACAGTATTAACTACACACCTTATCTAGTAAGACCTGGCAAGAGCTTTAGTGAGTATAAGGCTAACCCTACCAGTAGACGTGGTATTGCTATGAGAAAGTTCCCTATATGGAATGATACTACTCGATTAGTTGATGGTGTAGTAGAGAATCTAGTTAAGGGTTCTGTTAAGTTAAATAGGAGACACTTAGACTCTGACTTCGTTAAGGCTGTCAACCATAATGAGGCTGTTAAGTGGCGTGTGAACAGTGATGTGGCTGAAGTTACGGCTCAGCTTAGGGGTACTTACAGTAACACTAAAATCTCTCTAGATAATGATGTGACATACGACTGTGCTGACATAGACAGGACGGGTAACAATGCTATCTTAGCTGGTATTAAACTAACTAAAGATGGTAAGCCTTTTGAGCCTGAGAGAGGTAGTAGTGAAGATGTTAAGACACTAGAGAATACCTTGAATAAGTTAGAGAAGAAACGTAATAAGCTTAAGTCACCTAAGGCTCTTGGTGCTATTACTACTAAGATAGCAGAGATAAATGAGGTGTATGAGAAGGCTAACCTAAGATGGACGGACAAACAGTACTGTCTTAGAAAACACTCTAAGTCTGCTCGAGATGGTAAGATACTAGACACTATCCACGGGTATGATGGTGAGCCTGGATGGGCGGGTTATTCTTTCTACTTCTCTTACTTCTTAGACTATAGAGGTAGGTACTATGCTAGAGACCCTTACTTTAACTATCAGTCTAATGACCTAGCTAGAGGACACCTAATCTTTTCAGAGGGTAAGCCGATAGGTCAGTCAGGTATTGATTGGTTGTATATGCATACCGCTAGTAGCTACAATGAATCATTTGATATTAAAGAATTAGAGTGGTGCGAGGAAGATTACGTATCACACCTAACACGACATAGGTTATCAGATATTTCTGTCGATAAGATGTCCTTAAGAGATAGATACTCTTGGACACAAAACAATTTAGATTTAATAATGGAGATAGCATTAGACCCTATAGAGAATAAACATCTATGGCTTAATGCAGAGAAACCATTAGTGTTCTTGGCTTGTTGCTTTGAGGTGATAGCAGTACTAGCTAACGGTGAAGAACATATAACACACCTACCAATCCCTGTCGACGCTAACTCTAGCGGTACACAACACTTCGCTGCGATGAGCTTAGATGAGGTGGCAGGTGAGTATGTAGGCTTAATACCTAGGGCTATCTCGTTAGACTTCTACTTAGCTGTTGGCCAGCGAATGTTAGATGCTAACATGGGTAATCCTTTAGGAAAGAAATTAGCACCTATCCCTATGAAGCTCATAAGGAAAGGACTAAGTAAGAGAGGTACTATGACGAAAGGTTATAGTGCTGGTCTTAAGTGTATATCAGACATCATCTATCAAGATAGTTATGATGCTGGTATTGTTGGTAAATATGATTTGACTCGGTCAGACTCTTGGAAGTTAGGGAGAGACTTAGTACAGTCATACGATAAGATATGTTCTGGGCCTGTACGGATTAAGAACTATCTACAAGAGTTAGTTAGTTACCGACTAGCTAGTGGCACTGATACTGTATGTTGGGAGACTCCTAGTGGGTTTCCAGTAATAGCAGAGAAGTGGATTAGAGAAAGAAGAAAGGTAATAGGCTATATCAACAAGAACAAGTATCATCATGTGTACATGGAGTATTTAGATATTCCTGCTAGACATGAGCTTGCTTCTGGTATTAGTCCTAATGTAGTACACAGCTATGATGCTGCTCATATGGCTCTCGTAATATGTAGACTAAAAGATGGTGGGAACAAGTCGTTCGGTGCCATTCACGATTCGTTTAGTGTACACGCAGGAGATGTAGATGAGTTAATAGCTGTAACCAAGGACGAGTTCATTAAGATATACAAGGATGATGTCTTAGAGGACTTGAAGGCTCAGATTACTATGGGTGATATGGACTGTAGTATCGAGCAACCTATCAAGGGTAACTTAGACTTAGAAGGTATAAGAGATAGTCAATATTTCTTTGCCTGATAAGGGAAATCTCTAAGTAGCCCTTATAGAGAAGAAGCGTTTGTGGCGAACGCCTTATCAAGATATACGGACTAATAGACAGAGTACGCCACACCTACTCCTGTCTACTAGTCCACTTTTTATTTAATCGGGAGGCATTTCATTCCTCCTCCTTACGCAGTCCGCTAGTACTGTAGGTTAGAAAACTAGCACCAACCTTTTAATAATAATAATGGAGTAATATATGGCTATTTTAGCAAACGTAGAAATCAAATGGTGTAAATGTGGTGACAATGCAGGTACTAAGTATATGTCAGAAGAAAAGCAGTGGTCGGTAGATGCGATCTGTTCTAAGAAACAATCTGCTGATTGGGTAAAGAACCAACATGCACAGAAAGAACGTACTGATAAAGACTCAGGCAAACCAGTAATTAAACTTACTAAAGCTTGTGTTAAACAGGACGGTGAACCTGCAATGGCAATCAAATGTATTGATACTTACGGTAACCCCGTAGACCCTTTAGTAATCGGCAACGGTTCTGAGGCTAACATTCAATACATGGAAGTACCATACGATGTAGGTGGTAACAAGGGAGTTAAGGCTATCTTAACTGCTATTCAAGTAACTAAGTTAGAGGAATACGCAGGTAATAATGGTATGGAGTTTGACATTCAAGGACAACCTGAAGTTGCCTTGGAAGAAGACGAAGTATTCTAGTCTGAGCTGTACCCCTCTCTTAATTGAGGGGGTTTTAATTTTTAATAATAATAAGGAGTAACATATGAAAGACCAACCATTAAATAAAATCAGAGAGACTGCTGATAAACTATTCGGTAAGGGAGACTACGTAGGTGCTAAACACTACAATCGTCTACCAGACCATCAACAACCAGCTGAGGTTGCTCACGCTTGGGGCTTAGATTTCTTACTATGGAACGCGGTTAAGTATCTCTCTCGTGCAGGTCATAAGGCTACTGCTACTATGTCTGCTAATGAGAAAGAGATTGACGACCTTAGTAAGGCTGTTGACTACATCAAGATGCGTATCAACGTATTAGAAGGTAGAACACCACTAGCCTTTACTAAACCTTCAGAGCCTACGGGCTTCTACTCAGAGGCTATTAGTATGCGTGAGGTACAGAACGAGGAGATAGCTAACAAGCGTACTCCTTCTGAAGAAGAAGTTAAGGCTTATTACCGTAACCTCTCTACATTAGAGGCTGACGAGAAGCCTAAACAACACTGGATGGATGAGCCTATTGAGTCATTCCAAAAGCGCTGGAACATAGACACTATAGTATCTAAACCTAAATTAGATATGCGTGAATGTTACGGTGACTGCTAATGCGGTTAGCTGAGTACCAAGAAAGGGCTATGGATACTGCTGAATACGATAACGTAGAGGTAGTATGGGCTCAATTACCAGAGGAGGTAGGTGAAGTATTCTCTCTTAAGAAAAGACTTTTGAGAGGGGATATAACAATAGAGGTATACAAGAGGCATTTACATAGAGAGTTAGGAGATGTCTTATGGACTATCTCTGTACTAGCTAGTGATATGGGTATGAGCCTACAAGGAATAGCGGTAGGTAATCTAAAGAAACTTAAGTCAAGACAAGCAAGAGGAGTCTTGATGGGAGAAGGAGATGATAGATAATGTATAAGTTAAATAAAAGATTTTCTGTAGACAAGGACGCTCACCAATGGATACTAGTGGAGACACATAGACCTAAGGAAGGGCAGTTGTATGTTAGAAATAAATACTATGGTACATTGGCTCACCTATCTGCTGCTGTCATTGACGCAGAAGCTAAGAAGGCATTGGAAAGTTTACCTAAAGATAGAGTAAAAGAAGTAGATGAGATAATTGCTTATACTACTATGTTAGAGGGTATTGTTAAACGATTAGAAGTATTTATAGATAACAAAATGTAATGTGGTGGGCAATGAGTGAAGTCCGACTGACGAAGCAGGCCAATATAACATCAGACAGTATTTTAATAAGGAGTTACCAAGTTAGAAATAACCGTTTGTGTTCATAGAAGATAACTACTGCGAAGAGCTCACCACTTTTTTAACTACGGAGTCTTAACCAAAGTTGACTAGCTAGGTAACTAGAGAAACTACCTAATAATTTTTTAATAATAAGGAGAAGTAATGAAGTACCATACACCTGACCAATGCTGTTTGAAACTTAAGGCAGTAGAGACTATACTTAAAAGTATTAAGGAATTAGGTAGAGACAATGTGTATGTAGTACATAATGTTGATAGTGCTTTGGCATTAATATCTGAGTTAACAAGTGAACTTAAGGAGGAGTAATGAGAGAGAACGGTGTGTTAGACCACCACGGAGCATGTAGTGCTTGTGGTTCTAAAGATAACAAGGCTGTGTACAAGCATGATGATGGTAGTAAGTCATACTTTTGTTTTGGTTGTAAGGACTTCAGCCCTGAAGATGGTAGTATAAATAATAATAATAATAAGGAGTACAACATGTCAGAGTTTAAAGAGACAGTACAAGAGATAACTGAATACCCTACAAGGGGTTTCAGAGAACGAGGCATCACTAAAGAGATGTCAACTAAATATGGTGTTAAGGTAGGGTATAGTGAGGAGGATGGTGCTACCATTCAGTACCACTACTATCCTGCTACTAGAGCTGGTAAGGTAGTTGGTTACTCTCGTAGAGAAGTAGTTAACAAACAGTTCTTAGCGTTCGGTGATGTAAAGAATGATGTAGAATTATTCGGACAGTCATTGTTCCAGAAAGGTGGTAAGCGTATTATCATTACCGAGGGTGAGTTAGATGCTATGTCTGTACAACAGATGAATGCTAACAAGAACTCTGAGTGGCCTGTAGTATCAGTCACTAATGGTGTAGGCGGTGCTCTCAAACAGATATGTGCTAACTTAGATTGGGTTAATTCCTTTGATGAAGTAGTATTTATGTTTGATGCAGATGATGTTGGTAAGAAATCAGCTGAGGATTGTGCTAAGATAGTACGTACTGGTAAGGCTAAGATAGCTAAGCTAGGTAGACATGGTAAAGATGCTAGTGATTACTTAGTAGGCGACCACCTAAGAGAGTTAGAAGATGCTATCTGGAGAGCAGAAGTATACAGCCCATCAGGTATTATCAACTCAGCTTCTACTTGGGATACGTTCTCTAAGGATATGACAGAGGATAGTATACCTTACCCTGATTGTTTCTGTAATGTGAATGACTTAACCTATGGTAGACGTACAGGTGAGTTAACTATCTTTACTGCTGGTACAGGTACTGGTAAGAGTACATTCATTAAGGAAGACATCTATCATCTACTGACTACTACTGAATACCCAATAGGTATTGTATCACTAGAAGAATCAGTCAAAGAAACCTTAGATGGTATCATTGGTATTCACTTGAATAAGAGAATTAACCTACCTGATACTAAGTTCGATAGAAAAGGTAAGGAAGGTAAAGAGGCTTGGGAAGCTACAGCTGGTACAGGTAGATTTACTTTACTAGACCATCAAGGCTCTTTATCAGATGATAGCTTGATGCACAAGATAGAGTACTTAGCCGCTACTGGTTGTAAGTTTATCTACTTAGACCACATCACTATCGCAGTGAGTGAGGTTGAAGGTGATATCAATAGGGCTATGGACAAGGTAATGAGTGACTTACTTAAGTTATGTAAGAAGTTTGATATCTGGGTAGGCGTAGTATCTCACCTAAGAAAGACTGGTACTGGCTCTATCTCTTATGAGCAGGGTGCTGAGGTAACTGAAGATAGTCTTAAGGGTTCTGGTTCACTTAAACAGATTGCCTTTCAAATCATTGCATTCTCTAGAAATAAGTATGCTGAGAGTGAGGCTGAAAGAAATCAGGTTAAGGTAACTGTACTTAAGAACAGATTCACTGGCCGTACTGGCTTTGCTGGTTCAGCTATGTTCGATGATAAGACAGGTAGATTGCATAACGCTAAGGCGGGTGTCATAATACCAGATGAGTTTCTTATCGAAGAAGAAAAGGAGTATGAAGATGTAGTACCGTTCTAATAATAATAATAATAAGGAGTAATGTATGAATTACGTATTTGATATTGAGGCTGATGGCCTCTTGAATCAAGCGAAGAGGATATGGTGTATTGTTCTCTACGACTTGGATACTAAAGTATCTACCACCTACACTGATGAGAAAGAAGGATACCCTAGGGTGTCTGCAGCACTAGACTTAATGTCTAAGGCTACATCATTAGTAGGACATAACATATATGCATACGACTTACCACTGCTTAGGAAGCTTAAGGGCTTTACCTATGATGGTAAGATAGCTGACACACTAATTCTATCTCAACTACTAAACTTTAGTAGAGCAGGCGGTCATGGCCTTGCTAATTGGGGTGAGAAGTTAGGTGTTGCTAAGCCTATTCAGGAACAATGGTTGTTCTTCGAAGAGAGGATGCTTAACAGATGCGAGATGGACGTTAAGATTAACGTTAAGACCCTGCTTATCTTAAGGAGAGAGTTTAAGGTTGCTAAGATACCTGCTAGTGTAATCACTACTGAGTTTGAAACAGCTAGGATTAGCGCTGAACAAGTAAGAAATGGTTGGTTAGTAGATACTGAGTTAGCTGAGCATCACTTCAGTTGGTTGAATGAAGAGATAACTAAGTTAGCTGAGAAGATAACACCACTACTACCGCCTAACGTTAAGCGTATAGGCTCTATAGATGACTATGTAACACCTAAGTACACTAAGAAGGGTGACTTACATGCTCACATCACTAAATACTTCGATGGGTTTAACAGTATAGACTACACTGATAGCCATAAGCTACATGTGTATGGCTCTTACTGTAAGATAACTATACTACCTATTGAGATGACTCAACACGCTCTGATTAAGACTTTCTTACTTAAGCAGGGTTGGATACCTACTGAGTGGAATATGAAGATGAACGATCAAGGTAAGAACGAACGTACATCACCTAAATTAACTGAGGATAGCTTTGATACTATCAAGGGAGACTTAGGTAAAGACATAGCACTACACATGGTGTACAGTCACAGAAGAAATATGCTTAGGTCTGTCAAGAGTGATAAGACAGGTTGGTTGAATACTATTAGAGACGATAGCCGTCTTGAGTGTATCCCAATGACACTAGGTGCTGCGACTGGTAGGATGCGACACAAGAACCTTGTTAACGTTCCTGGAGGTCACGCTACCTTTGGTAAAGAGTTAAGAAGTATCTTTGTAGCCCCTAAGGGTAAGGTACTTGTTGGTTGTGACTTAGCCTCTGCTCAGTTAAGATTGTTAGCTGCAGCTATGGGTGACGATGACTACAACAAGACTGTTGTTGATGGTACAGAAGAAGATGGTACTGACATTCATAGTGTCAATGCTAAGATTGCTGGGTTAGCTAATAGAAAGTTAGCCAAGACATTTATCTATGGCTTCTTGTTCGGTGCTGGTGATGCTAAGACTGCTAGTGATTTAGGTATTAAGACTAAACAAGCTAAGGCTCTTAAGAGTAAGTTTCTTAAGGGGCTACCTGCTCTTAGTAACATTAAGAATCACCTTGATACTCAGTTCGAGAGAAGTGGTGGTAAGTATATTGTTGCTCAAGATGGTAGAAAGATACTATGTAACAGTAAGCATAAGCTACTTAACTACCTACTACAAGGTAATGAGGCTATCTTAACTAAGAATTGGATGGTACTATCTGATAAGAAGATTAAGGAAGCTGGCATTGATTGTAAGCTACTAGCCGTAATGCATGATGAGCAGAACTTTGAGTGTGAACCTGATAGGGCAGAGGAACTAGCTAAAATACTAGAGGAAGCTGCTACTACAGCAGGTGAGATGCTTAAGTTTAAGTGTCGTATGGATGGTAACTCTAAGATAGGTAATAACTGGATGGAGATTCACTAATGAGTTGGTATTGTAAAATGGATGGTGATGTCCGAAGATGTATGGATTGGGAGGTATACTCAAAGAAAGGATGGCAACAAGATAAGTCGTTCTTAGTTTGGGAATATCAGGGTGTATTTAAGAAAGAAGAATTAAAGGAGAAACAAGATGAAAAAGATTTATAGTGATTACGACCTACCACAGGGTAGCGATGAATGGTTAGATGTAAGAAGAAATCATGGTACAGCTTCTGAATCAGCTTCTGCTTGTGAGATTAGTCCTTGGAAGCCTAAGAATAGGTATGAGTTATATCAGCTTAAGCAAGGCAACACAAAGATTGATATGAACTTTGCTATGGCTCATGGTCATAAGTATGAAGATGAAGCACGAGTAGCAGTACAGGATAGATTGAATAAGATATTCGAACCATTATGTATTACTAATGAGATAGAAGGACTACCTCTCATGGCCTCTCTTGATGGTATGGAGCAGATTACTGGTAACTCTATCCTAGAGATTAAATGCCCCCTAAAGGGTAAGGAGTCTCCTCTATGGAAGACTATGCATGATGGTGCTGAGCTACCTATGCAATACCAAATGCAGATGACACAGCAAATGTTGTTAGCTGATGTAACTGAGTGTCACTTCTGGGTGTATTGTGCTCATACTAAACAAGGTAAGTATAGATTGTTTAAACAGAGCCCTAGCCTAACTAGACAGGTATTAGATGGTTGGAAGGAATACTTCAAGGAAGTACCTAAGCCTGCTAAGACAGATATAGTAGAAGTTAGTACGCAGGACTGGGATAGCCTAGCCGCTGAATGGGTA